TGTTCGCCGCAGCGATGCTCGCCCCTTTTATCTGGATTGCCAGAAAGCTGTATTACCGTCCTGCGAAGCTGAAAGCGATGCAGGCGAAGTACGAGACAATGGGCAAATACCGGAAACTGCTCGGTCAATGCCTGTTCTGGCTGTATATTACCGGCAGTTTCGCATCCTTCTTCATCATAGCCTGTAGATACTAATTGAAAAGTGCGCCAATATTCCAGTTGAAAATTGCGCCACCATAGGATAAGTATAATGACCTTTGTATAATCCAAATGCAAAGGTAAAATGAAGACTATGGTAGAAAGACAATCAATAATACACATGTATAGAGTATGCGGTTATAGCAAACGGCGTATCTCTCGTGAACTTCATGTCAGCCGTCATACCGTTGACAATATTCTTTCAAAGTACGAATCAGCCATCCGCACGGACAATCCAGAAGAGGCTTTGAGTGATTTGCTTACCATCCAGCCCAGGTATGACAGTTCCAGACGCCGTCCTCGCCGGCTCACACAAGAGATTAAGGATAAGATAGGATTTTGCCTGAAGAAGAATGCCGTTAAGATAGCTACCGGACTTCGCAAACAGCGCATGTTGAAAAAGGATATCCACCAGTTTCTGTTATCTCAAGGATACACCATCAGTTACGCCACAGTATGCAGTTATATAAAAAATATAGAGTCATACAAAGAGAAGAAAAAGAGCGAAGCCTTTATCCGGTTGTTCTATGAGCCTGGATGCATTGCCGAGTTTGACTGGGGTGAAGTTCTTCTTTTTATTGACGGCGTCAAAACCAAGTTTTATCTGGCCGTATTCACTTTCGGGCATAGCAATGGCAGATACGCCTATCTTTTCAGGCATCAGAATACGCTTGCCTTCATGGAATCCCACCGTAACTTTTTCAGGGATATACATGGTGTCCCCGCCATGATGGTCTATGACAATATGCGTGTAGCCGTCAAGAGCTTTGTCGGTGGTGATAAGAAACCTACAGAAGCTTTGATGAAGATGTCCGGTTTCTATTGTTTTGAGTACCGTTTCTGTAATGTACGGGCCGGATGGGAGAAAGGACATGTGGAGCGCAGCGTGGAATATGTCAGAAGGAAAGCTTTCTGCCTGACAGACCATTTTGGTGATATACATTCTGCCCAGGAGCATTTAAACCGGGTATGTATGCAGGTCAACAACGAGCAAGGCAGTCTTTCAACAGCGGAGAAAACATCACGTCTGGAAGCTGACCTGTCATCGCTGAAGCCTTTTCCCGGTAATCTGGGCTGTTTTGAGGTCTATGAGTACATTGTGGATAAATGGTCAACTATCAGCATGAAAAATGTTCATTATTCCGTACCTGATTCTCTTGTGGGAGAAAAAGTACATGTCAAGGTTTATAGTGAAAAAATCGTCATCCTGCACGGGAAGGAGAAAGTGGCCTCTCATCAACGCAGTTATTGCGGTGGAGACTGGTGCATCAAGCTGGAGCACTATTTGCGTACACTTTCCCGTAAACCGGGGGCATTGCCCCACTCTGTGGTTTGGCAAAGAGCACCGGAAGAACTGAGAAGGCTGTATGACATCCATTTCAAGGAGGACAACAGGACGTTTGTTCTGTTGCTGGACTATGCCCGAAAAAATGGATTTTCCGGAACGGACATTGTCACGGCATGCAAGGAGCTGACCGGACGTGGTGTCAGAAAGATATCTCCGGACCAGGTAAAGGCCATGCTGCATGGTAGCGTACAGGGAGAGACAGAAGAAACCATGGAACCGCCTGTTCTCCCGGCACAACAGGAGAATATAGAAAGAGAAGCTGTGGATATGCTTGAAGGCATCACGGCGCTCATGACAGGATACAATGAAGTGCATGATATAATACCAACCATTTAAGTTTATAATATATGAAATCAGAAAAAGAAACCATTTATGACTATGCTGCAGAACTGAAGCTTCTGGCCTTTAAAGAGGAACTGGAATGCACCCTTTCATTGGCAGCTGAAGAAAACTGGAACCATCTGCAGTTCTTGACGGAATTGCTTGGAAAGGAAAGCGCCAGGAGAAGGGAGTGTAGAAGAAGATCAAGGATAAGATCTGCGGGATTTCCACAAATGAAGTATCTGCATGAGCTTGTTATGGAAGACATGCCCAAAGAGGCACAGGTAATATTACCTGAATTGGAGACACTGGACTTCATCAGACAGGGAAGAAACCTGGTCCTGTATGGAAATCCGGGAACGGGAAAGACGCATATTGCTACGGCTTTAGGAATAAAGGCCTGCCAACAGGACTTTACCGTATTGTTTACTTCAGTGCCGGTCCTGCTTACCCAGATAAGGGAGGCTAAATCAGCAAAGACACTGAGGACGCTACAATTAAGGTTTGAAAAATACGATCTGGTCATCTGTGATGAGTTCGGATATGTCAGTTGTGACAAGGAAGGAGGAGAACTGCTTTTTAACCACCTGTCGTTAAGAGCCGGAAAAAAGGCTACAATCATTACTACTAATTTGGCTTTTAACAGATGGAATGAAATCATAAAGGACAAGGTGCTTGTGGCGGCAATGGTTGACAGGCTTACACATAAAGCTTATCTGGTTAATATGACCGGACTGTCTTATAGGCTTAAGGAAACACAAAAAATGAGACAAGATAAATGAATATTTTAAACTTATAGTAATTTTGTAACAAGTTATGGATGGAGCTCTTTTCAATTAGAATACAGCGCACTTTTCAATTAGTATCTACAACATGGGGAATAAGCATGGATGACACTGCACTGTCCGCCCTCATGACCCCAGCACCCAATAAGGAGTTCATTGAGAACAAGAGCCGAATGGAGCATGGAAAGCGTGTGATAACAGCTGATCCCAAAAAGGACGAGCGCGATCTTACATTACAGATAAACCTGACAGCCCCTGATAAAGATACATTCTTTGCAAGGTATGACAGCTTTTGTAATGAGTTGGATAAAGGAATACTTGAAATAAAGACAAAGTATCAGCCCAATATAGTTTACAGGACTATTTATATTTCCTGTAACCAGTTCAGCCAATTCATGCAAGGCATAGGAAAATTCGTGCTGAAGCTGAATGAGCCTAATCCCAATAACAGAAATTCCCCTTGATATTATATTTGATTTTCAAATAAAATATATACTTTTGTTCAGCATTGTGTAAAGGCACACAAAACTTAATTATGGAACAAATCGACATCAAAGACATATCCGGTGCTATCCTGCTTACAACTTTGATCAATGAAGGCTGCAAGCGTAAGTTCACTCTGATGAAGGAGGACTACATCATGTTAAAGTTCTCCTTAGAGAATCCCATATATTTCAAACTTGGCTCATACGTGGAATGTAACTTCGGATTGTTCGAGGTGTGCGACTTGCAGAAGCCCGCATTCAACACCAATACCGCCGGCTACGATTACGAATTAAGACTTGACGCCTACTACTGGAAATGGAAAAACAAAATCTTCAAATATACCCCGGAGACGACCGGACAGGAGGCGTCCTGGAACCTGACCGCTCCGCTTGACGTACAAGCCGGTATAGTCCTTAGAAATTTGAAAGCTCTTGGTTACACATACAAAGGACAGGATTTTGTTTTCTCCATTGATTCCACAGTCGAAAACAAGTCCCAGTTGATGAGTTACGACAACATCAACATCCTTGACGCTTGCTTCTCTATGGCAAAGAAATGGGATTGCGAATGCTGGGTGACTGAAAACATCATCCATTTCGGACGTTGTGAGTCTGGCGATGCGGTGGATTTCGAGATTGGGAAAAACGTGCAGGAAATGTCACAGTCAGAATCCCGGTCCACTTATGCCACCCGTATCTACGCTTTTGGTTCAACAAAGAATATCCCATCTGACTACCGTCCGGTTGACGAGACTGTGGTTGTGAACGGCGTGGTGCAAAAACGCTTAATGTTGCCCGAAGGCACTCCTTACATTGACGCTTATCCTGATATGACTACCGAGGAAGCCGTCGAGCAGGTGGTTATCTTCGATGAAGTCTATCCCCGAAGAACGGGCATCATGTCGGATGTCACCACTATCGAAGTGACGGACAAGGTGGAGAATGAGGACGGCACAACCACCGAGGAAAAATGGAATGCCTACCGCTTTAGGGACACGGGTGTTAACTTTTCCGAGAAATATATCCTCCCCGGTCAGGAGCTGAGGATACGTTTCGCATCCGGGCTTCTCAACGGTTTGGAGTTTGCCGTGAAGTTCAATCCTGAGGGAAAGCCGGAGAAATTGGAGGATGGCGGATGGAACCCTGAGGCACAGCTTTGGGAGATAGTCAGGAATGAGGACTATGGCAGACCGCTTCCCGGTGATGTGCTCTTTCCCCAGGATGGAGATGAATATGTGCTTTCCGGCTGGGACAGCACGAAAATAACCGAACTGGGGCTTGTGGGTGCCGCCGAGCAGGAGTTGAAGGAAAAGACTGAAAAGTACGCTGCCAAATCCAAGATAGACCCGAGTACCTATGGCTGCACGATGATGTCAAATGACGCATACCGTGAGGATGGCGTTCATAATTTCTATAGCATCGGTCAAAAGGTCAACCTTATCAACAAGGCTTATTTCGAGAACGGAAGACAGTCAAGGGTTATCGGATTTGAATTCAATCTTGATTATTCCTTTGACTCACCTGTTTATACTGTCGGGGAAACCGCCGCCTATTCCCGTATCGGGGAGCTGGAGGAAAAGGTTGAGAGCCTTACCCTGAAGGGACAGACCTATACGGGCGGTGGTGGCAGCGGTGTGTATGTGATCGGAAGCCACGACTCCACCCCAGCAACAGACCATAACGTGTATTCCGCATTGCGCTCGCTGATCATGTTCATGCGCAAGGATACGGAGGAACGCACCGGTTTCCTATTATCCCTGTTGGGCGGAACCGTCATCAAGAAATACGCCAAGTTCGGTGATTTCGTTACCGGTGTTTCTGGAGGTTACATCGGTGAGGACGCCCGTGCCGAGCTGGAGGCTTTGGTCCTGCGCAGCTCTCTGAGTGTACCAGAACTTCGTTTCAACC